GCGCCGGCCGGCGATTTTTTGAGGTTCCGGTTTTTGTTTGGACCCGGTTCGACCCCTCCCAAGTCCGGGAGGAGTCGTTCCAGTTGGTAGGACTACGACGCTTCGAGAACGTCGGCCAGAGCTACCCGCAGGGCTTCGAGAGCCTGTGCCGGAGCCTTGACCAGGCCGTCAAGAGCGGCACCAGCACCAGGAAGTTCATCCCGAATGTCCTCCAGGATTTCAGCCTTGGTCTGGCCGCGGGGACGCTTGGGGGCCTTCGGCTTCGGCGTGTAGGTGATGTCAGCGCCCTGCGCCGCAAGGCTGAACACCTTGGCACGGACAGAGGCCGGGGTGACTCCGAATTCCTCAGCCAGAGACTGGGTGTCTTCGAAGGTGACGTTGCCCATTTCGGTCAGGCGGGCTTCCTGTTCTTTCGTGTATGCCATAGTAACTTCTCCTATCTTGGCGGTGGATTAAATGTTCGGCCCGGTTTTTTCAGGCCTTCTCTCAATTTCTGAAACTATTATCGCACGGCCAGGCAAAAAAGTCAAGAACTAATTTCGAATCACCCCAAACCGTTCCCTAACTTTTCACTATGCCAATCATCCTAGCGCGTATGGCTTATTCGTATTTCGTCGAATTACGAAATCGGCGCGCTATTGTGCAAAACTTTTGCCTGAAGTGCAAAAAGTTCTTGACTTCGCACCTTCGTGCGTGCTATAATAACCGGGTGGGTCAGGGGCTATCTTGACTTTCAGGGGTGCACGTAAATTGTCGTCGTCACACTACTACTGCCGCCGGCGCGGGGCACTAATAATAATACTACTACTGTCGTCGGCGCCTGGGGGCGCTTTTTTCGTCGTTCGTCGTTCGTCGAAATGCGAAATAAAAAAGTGTTGACAGCTTGCGCGCGAGCGTGTAAAATGTCATAGTGGGAGAAGCATGCCGCGACGGCGCAAAAAATAGCCAAAAATGGCTAAAAATTAATTTGCCCATGCGGCTTGACAAGCTAGGCTTGGTATGGTAAAATCGGCGCAAAATCATTTCGTCTTTCGTCGAAATGCGAAAGGCCTGGGATAAAAAAACCTGGCGGCCCGAGTTTCCCCGGGCCGCGCTATGGTTACAGATTGGCGATGCGTTCAAGCTCGCGCATGACAAGCTCAAGGGCTTCGCTGTTATCCTCCGCGAAACCTAAGAATCTATCGCGCCATGCAACAGCGAATGGTTCGCTGTCGCAATCCCGGCGCATGGTAGCACCGGAAAGGGGCCGCCCAAAGAAAATTACAGGTTTAATATTCATAATGCCATCCTTCGCGCATTAGCGCGTTTCGCGTCAATCATGTTGACGTTGATTGATTCCATGCGCTCTATCACGCATCGCGCATCTTCCCAGAAAAATGAACGATTAGTGAATTGCCGCCATGAAAGCCCCAGTCCTGCGGCAAGGTTGCGGACGTGGAATTCTTTATAGTCCGCATCATTCAGCGCCAAACCTTCGGGCCGATGAAAGCATTCGTGAAAGTGCAATTCGTGATCGGAAAGAAATTTCCAGTCCCACCAATTCATGACGCGAGCCGTCACAATGTAAACCTGATGACCATCAGACCATGCTTTCCGCATACGCTCCGCAAGTGGCAGTAGCGAATCCTTCGCCACGTTTTCGGGAGTGTTGTCCCGAATCCATGCAGGCAGGTCAATGCCCCCATCGGGCAGGGCCGTGTAACGGTGGGACGTGTCGATTACCGTCCCGTCCAAATCCCATAAAGTGATCATGATGAAAATCCTCCAAAAAGTAGAACGGCGATTGACGCGCCAACAATTAGCGCGCTTACCAATTCCAGAAAAAACCAGTAAAGTTTATCCAACATTGCAAGCTCCCGACGGGCAGGGTTTTCCCTGCCCGTCTAGTCATTATGGCGTCTGAATCAAGCGCCAAGGGTTAGCGACAATCCGATTGTACGGGATTGCCTGTTTCCGCCGAAAACACGCGGCCATGATATCGGTTTCAATCTCCGCATCAGACAATGCGGTATGATCCTCGATGAAACCGTCATCGCCGCTAATGTACCGATAAACGCTTTCAGCGTTAGACCGGTAGTTTCCAGCTTCCGAAACCGCGCCAGTAGCGTTGCACCATGCCCGATAGGTTTTAGTTGTCAGTTTTAGCTGACAGGCCCAAAGCCACAGGTCAAGCACCGTGGTGCGCCCCAGTATCGGGCCACCGTCACCATGTTCGGCCTGTGTAGCCTTCATTACCCGAAGGTCAAAGGCTACATTATAGGCAGCAAGACATTGGACGTTGAACCTGGCGCAGTCATCGCGCAAAGTCTGCACAATGTCTTGCCACGACCGGAGCCGAATGTCGCCACGTTCCAGCATCGGAATATAATCCGAGAATACCTTATTGTAGTAAAAGGCTTTTCTCATTTTGTTCCGATTCTGAAACACTTCCCGCACAAGCGCAGTCTCGCGATGGTACACGTTGCCGAGTTTGTCAGCGATGGTGTAACCAACGTCGAACACGTCGCCGTGTAGGCTGGCGGTTTCAGTATCAAGTACCAAAAACAGCTTTTTCATAAAAATCCCGGCACGGTTTCCCGTGCCGGGCCTCTTTTCAGCGGTATTTATTGCCCGCTTTGGGAAAGGGCGGAATGTCGTCTAAAGCACGCTCAATCCGGCGAAAACCGAACCACAAGCGGATCCGGTGAATCAACAACCTAAACATAGGTCATCTCCCTAGGTGAAGATTGAAACAGCGTAGCCAATGATTCCCGCTACATTGCAGAACACAATGGAACGGATACCTGATCGGTACGCTGGAACAATCAGAAATGAAAGCCCGAGGATAGCCACAATCTTGCCCAGTAGAGTGTCGATTATGAAAGGGGCAGCGCAAAGTAGCGCTGCCCCAGTCCATCCCAGCCTATCCGGCCTAGCTTTCCGCGACTTCATCGCGGGAAGTCAGCGCCAGCGCCAGCGCATTCAGCGCCCGAGCCGGGGCCTTTTCCAGACCGGACAAGTCAGCACCGACTTCTGCGGCAATTGCTTCCACCAATTGCGCTTTCGTCACTCCGCCGACTCGCTTGGCGGGTTTCGCTTTCGGGATGTACTCGAGATCGAGTGACAGCACCTTAGCGATGATGCTTTTAACAGACTTTCCAAACTCATCCGCGAACGCTTGTGCATCGGCGAATGACACGGGTGAAGCGCCTTTAAGGCGCGCTTCTTGTTCCTCAGTATAGTTAGCCACGTTGGCCTCCTAAGTAGTTGAAAAGAAAAGAGTTTTATAGCAGTACAGGATTTTAACGGTTCCTGAATCTAACGCGCCTATCTTGTGAGGTTCGCGCGCCCCGAGTTATAAGGTTACTACCCATCCGAATTGTAAAGGATCTACCCGTACCACTCCACAAGAGCATTTCGCGCTTGATTGACTTCCTGTAATATGGGCCTTCTGTTTGGGGGCGATGCCCTCCTCGCTGCTTTCTATGGTTCCCATTATCCGGGTCTAGCGTGAAGGGAGCGTGAAGAAAATGTTAAATTTCCGTTAAAGTTGAAAAAAGATTTTCCCGTTCAAAATCAATAGCTTAGGGCCAGGTTGTCTCAAGTCATTGATTTATATAGCCTTCCAGGGTGTTCGTATTTCGTCGAAAGGCGAAGCCGGCCTGTGCGCCCCTGTAAGGGCCTGTAGGCCCCAGCCTATGCCAAGGCCTAGGGTCAGGTGCGTTAGGCCCGTGAGCGGCCCCTCAGAGCGCCTCAGGGCCATATCCCGGCCCCCTGCCCTGCCCAGCCCGAGCGCCAGCCCAGCCGGGGGCGGTAATGAGACCCATTCTCATTTGGACGCGCTGGACTCCTCTCCACGTACAACTTTGGTAAAATTTTCAACTTTTTAAGACTTAACTAAGTCAGCACCAGGATGTGCAAGTTTTTTACATCTTTTACATCTGACAAGTTTTTTTACATTTGACAAGTTTTTTTACATTTGACAAGTTTTGACAAGTTTTTTACTTCCAACAAGTTTTTTACACAACAAAGAAAAATAATTCTTGACAAGTATCCTCCCCCGAAGTATAATGTACACAAGTCGAAAAAATTTTTCAAAAGTTTAGGAGAAACTACAATGGAATACGTTATCGCAACAGTAGCAGCACTAGCTTTCGCATACTTCTTATACCGTAAAATTAAAGGAAGAAGGGTGGATAATAATAATTCGAGCAGACCTAACCCTACTCGACCTGACAATGGAATTGATAACTAAAAATGGCGTATGGCTTACAATGTTTCCGTGCAGACGGGACAAAGTTTATCGACACTACGTTAAAGGCAGGAAGATTTATTGCTAAAGGTACTACAACAAGTAATACGGTTAGTATACCAGGAATGGAATCCGGTTCTGGAACTTGGTGGGTTATGGCGTATCAAGATGTTGAAGGTGGTAACGACGTAGCCATTACTATAAATAATGGAAGTTTTACAATGTCAGGTAGTGGTACCAGACATTATTATGTTATTCAAGCGGTATCAGCATGAGTTACGGGCTAGAAATTTATAATAGCGATGGAGAGTTGCAATTTAATAGTAATGACCCAGCTATTTATTTGCAGGCTACAGGATTTCCTAATTTTACAGCAGGATTAGTTCAAGTACAAAAAATCGGTTCGAGCTTTTTCTATCGAGATAATGGATTTCCTAAAAGCTCTACTGACTTTTTTATGGTAAGACCAGCTTCTAATGAATCTGGAATGGTAGGTATCGCTAGGTGGAGTGGAAATACTTACGCATATCGACCGTATTCGTGGAAACTTGGTGCAGGTGGTATGCAATTCGACCCAATTGACTTTAATTATCAAACGTTTAGAGACATTAGCGAACTAACAGACGATGGAGGGTATGGTTTATCTTGTTTTGACGCATCTGGCAATTTAACATTTACCACTAATCCTAGTGGAAACTTTTTAGCTTACGCAGATTTTGTCAAAATTGTACCGCGCGGCACCACCTACACAGCTTCGTCACTACCGGGGCAAGCGATTTATACCGCACCGTCTGCCGAAGCATGGGATAATACTTACGTCGTTCTACATAACCACGAATATGAAATGATTGCTACTGCCGCTCCCGGTACTACTTTACCACTATTCCCAGATGGTACACCATTTTCGGCTTCGATTGCTTTTGCCGCTAATTCGTACTATTTTGACCATCCGACGCGTACTATTTACGCTTGTCAATTTTCTTATAATGGAGCTGGGTTTGAAAATGGAGTTTGGTGGGATATTGATAATCCTCCTAGCCCAAACATTTTAGGAGGAACAATGTCTTATCCTAGCACATTTCAAAGGGATTACTTCGTAATTCAAGGATATACACCATGAGTAATGATTTAGTAACAATTACACCAGAAGGACTAGAAATTGCTCAAACTTATCTAGCTCTAGGAAGTGCTGCGGAGGCAGCCAACGAGCTAGGTATTTCTTTGTATCAAGTGACTCAATGGTTGAACAAACCAGAGGTTAAAAGATTTATTGATAACGTCTATCTTGATACTGGATATAGAAATAAGAATTTACTAGGAAGTGCTTTAGATGAAATCATTGCCAGTAAACTTGAGGAATCTCAGGAAACTGGAATGTACACTAAGAAAGACTTGGTAGATTTACTAGAGTTAGCGCATAAAATGCGCATGGACGAGTTGAAACTGCAACAATCATCTACATCTAGTATGAATGTAAAAACACAGAATAATGTTCAAATTAATGGAGGGGGTAATTTAGGGGCTTTAGTAGAAAAACTAGCCATGGCAGATAAGAGTGACTAATGGAAATTTCAACTTGGGGCGTGTTAGCTGGTATATCACTGGCTTTAGTGACTGTTTTACCTACGATATATAGAGGGCTAAAAACTTTTTATAACAAAGTATTTGGTGGCAGAGGCCACCAACTAGATAGAATAGAAGCAGAGTTATTATTTAATGGAGGCAGCAGTCTTAAAGATTTAGTTTATACAATGAGTACACAGGTAGATAAAATTAATAATCAGGTTATCGAACAACGAGCATTACAATTGGCATATTTTTCAACAAAACAAGATGCAGTTTGGACTGCTGATGCTAATGGCGATTTGACTTGGGCTTCTCCAGCATTACAAAAATTGGTGGGACGTACTCAACAAGAACTTTATGGCACAGGATGGGTTAATATGTTCCCACAACGTCTTAGAGATGCTATTCACCACGAATGGTACGACCACACCGTAGAAGAAGAAAGAAATTTTGAGCATTGTACTAAAGTTGCCATTGGAGACGAAGAGCTTCATGTATTAGTTACTGGTATTAAAATGATGAATGACAATGAAGTTATTGGTTATTTTGGTACGGTTAAAATTTATGACGAGATTGACTAATGAAAAACCTACAAATAATCTTTTGGACAATTTTAGGTATCCTTTTGTATCCTATTGTATTTCTAATTACATTATTTGCCGCAGCTACATTGCTAGTATTTTTAGAAGCCTTTGCTTGGTTATTAGTTCCGATTCTATTCATAGTAGGTATTATGGTTCTATTTAACCAGCTAGTTTATTTAGGAGATAAAAGTGAGGATTAGAAAGAAACTTGGAATGTGGGCAGTAATTAATCCGCCCTCAGCAATTAAATATTTTAAGACAGAAAAAGAGGCCCTTGAATATAAGGAACTTATGACAGCTGAACCTGAAAAAGAAGAAAGAGAAGATGGTGAAGTAGATTACTTTAATCCTATGTATATGGAGAAGTAAGCCAAGAGAGTGTAGTGTTTGTGAAATTAAGCGCATTAGCAAAAGTAACAAATGAATTTAGAGTAATCCCTAGATTACTTATTGCTACATATATGTACGTGTTTCTAGTAAGTGTACAATGGTTTATGGGGTTGGAAGATCCAACAACACAACAGGCATCATTTTTAAGTGTGATAATTGGCGCAGGAAGCGCCTGGTTTGGCTTATATGTTAATAGCGGCCCTGGACAAAGGAAGGAGTAAAATGATCGTAAGAAAGAGTGAGAAAGTTTGTTATACTATTGAAGGAATTAACGGCTCGCTAGAGTTAACTGAAGACGAAGTTCGTTCGTTGTATAGAACTCTTAGTGCCGAGCTGTCAACCCCAGCACAACCTTCACATAAGTCTTTTGACTCTCAAAAAGCATTTGATTTATTAAAGTTTAGGATCTAGTAATGTTAACTGTCAGCAGAGAAAACGTCTCTGGATCAGAACTTCAGCAGTTTCCAGTCGAGTCTAGGTTTCTTAAGCTCCCAATCGAGGGGTACCTAGATTTATTAGGCATAGAACCTATTAATCCGCAGAAGGCAATTATTAATGCTATCAATTCTCCGGATTATAGGTTTGTTGTCGCAGCAGTATCCAGGCGAGTAGGTAAAACGTTTATTGCTAACGTTATCGGACAAGTCTGTTCCTTAGTTCCGGGCTCCAATATTCTTATTATGAGTCCGAATTATTCTTTGTCTCAAATTTCATTCGATCTTCAACGCCAACTTATTCGTAAGTTTGATCTAGAGGTTATAAGGGATAATGCTAAGGATAAAGTGATCGAACTATCTAATGGCTCCACTATTAGAATGGGTTCTGTAAACCAGGTAGACTCTACTGTTGGACGTTCCTATGATCTTATTATCTTTGACGAGGCTGCTCTTTCTGATGGCAAAGAAGCGTTCAACGTAGCACTTCGTCCCACCCTAGATAAAGATAACTCTAAGGCATTATTCATCTCTACACCTCGTGGACGAAACAACTGGTTTTCAGAATTTTGGCAGAGAGGGTTCAATGATGAGTTTCCAGAGTGGATTAGCATTCAAGCCGATTATCGCGAAAACCCTAGAATGAGTAAGCGAGATGTTGAAGAAGCAAGAAAGTCTAACTCAGAAGCTGAATTCGCCCAAGAATACATGGCAGACTTTAACATCTTTGAGGGCCAAGTATGGCAATTTAATTTTGAAGAAAATGTATTAGACTTATCAGAACTTGATACTACTGGCATGGATATTTTTGCTGGGTTAGACTTAGGGTTTAGGGATCCGACAGCCTTCTGTGTTATAGCATATGACTGGGATAGCCAAAAATATTATCTGTTAGATGAGTATTTTTCAGCAGAAAAAACAACTGAACAGCATGCACTAGAGATTCAAAAACTCATAAATAAATGGGATATTGATTATATCTATATTGATGCTGCAGCCCAACAAACTAAGTTTGATCTAGCTAATGACTATGAAATATCTACTATTAACGCAAAGAAGTCTGTGCTAGATGGGATCGGTAAAGTTGGTGCTGTAGTTGATAATGATTTATTATATGTAGATCAGAACTGTACCGAGTCTTTATATTCTTTAGACCAATATATGTGGGATCCTAATCCAAACCTACAAAGAGAGAAGCCCGTACACAACAGAGCCTGCCATATGGCAGATGCTCTAAGATACGCTCTGTACTCTTTTGAAACAACTATGATTACGTTTTAATAGACCTTAGAAAAATAATGCTTGACTCTTAATCATAAGCACCGTATAATGGTATCATAAAAATAGAGGAATCACAATAAAAATGACTAAACTTAAACGTGATTGTATCAAATACGTAAGGGACCGCGCAAAGGCCCGTTATGAGAAAGGAGATGAATGCTTCATTTGTGGAGCAACGGAAGAATTAGATTTCCATCATTTCTATTCGCTTACACCTCTTTTGAATAGGTGGTTACAAAAGACAGGAAACGATCCTGAAGATGTTATGGAGTGGCGTGATACCTTTATAGCAGAACATAGCAGTGAGTTATATGACGAAGCTGTTACGATTTGCCATTCACATCACCTAAAACTTCATAGTATTTATGGTAAGAATCCCGATCTTTTTACAGCACCAAAGCAAAAGCGATGGGTAAATATTAGACGGGAGAAAGAATATGGGTCAAAGGACCGAAAGATTTAAAAGCTGGATAAGTGAAAAACTAAACCCAGCTCAACCAATGATTGCTAGTGGGAAAGAGTCTAGTACTGCACCCACCTTTAAGTTTAAAAAAGCTTACGAAACTATTGAGATTGTAAACCGAGGAGTCAACATGATTGTTGATGACGTATCTCAAGTTCCGTTAGAAGTGAAAAATACAATTGCAGGCAGAGAGCCTGTAGCTGTTGGGGCTAAGCTGAAAAGCGTTGAAAAACTATTAACATATAGACCCAACCCATACCAAGATTTATCTTGGTTTCTACGAGATTGTATTACAGATTATATTTTAGATGGTAATATTTTTATTTACTATGACGGTACTTATTTGTACCACTGCCCCGCACAGTTTATAACAGTTACCCCATCTGAATCAACTTTTATTAAGAATTATACTTATAATGAAAAGGTAATTTTTAATGCCAATGAGATAATTCATATTAAAGAAAACTCATTTGAGTCAATCTTTAGAGGAACATCTAGACTAGAATCAGCCAGAGATACTCTGGAACTTATGCATAGCATGAGAAATTTCCAAAAGAACTTTTTTAAGAACGGTGCCGTACCAGGACTAACTATAGAAAGTCCAAATACGTTATCTCAAAAAGTAAAAAATAGGTTATTAGAGTCTTGGAGCTCTATTTATAGTCCTAACTCAGGTGGCAGAAGGCCACTTATTTTGGATGGTGGATTAACGTTAGGGAAAATCGCTGATGTTGACTTTCAAGAATTAGATTTCAATGAAAGCATTAATAATAGTGAAAAGATCATTCTTAAGGCGTTAGGTATTCCACCTATTTTGATTGAAACAGGCAATAACGCCAATGTACGACCAAACCAAAGACTTTACTACGTAGAAACAGTATTACCTATTGTGGATAAGTTATGTAAAGCTTTTGAGAGATACTTTGGTTATTCTGTAACTCCTAATCTTGCTGGAGTTCTAGCCGTTCAACCAGAATTGAGAGATGAGGCGGCCTACTATAGCACTTTAGTAAATGGCGGAATTTTAAGCCCTAACGAAGCTAGGGACGCATTAGGTAGGGAAGAAATGGAAGGTCATGACGACCTAAGAATTCCGGCCAATATTGCAGGAAGTGCAGGAGACCCCTCGGAAGGGGGCAGACCTGAAGGAGAAGATAGTGAAGAATCACAATCCGAGAATTAAAGTTGCAATGTCTGAAAAACTTATTATGTTTTTCATGGAAAAGGGCAAGGTACTGACAGTAGAGGAGTATATGAAACTTAACCCTGTCCCGTACCCTATTCACACCCTTAAGCAATATTTTGGTTCATACCCAAGAGCAGTAAACTATGCTAAGTTTGCATGCAAAGATGCTTTTGCAGAAATTGGGTCAAAAGCTGGGCCAGAAGTTTCAGCCAAGAAGCTGGAAGTCGAACCGGCTAAGAAGCCCGCTAAAGAAAAGACGAAGGATCCTTTGGAAGCTTTAGCAGGGGCTACAAAGACTGAGAAATCCGATGATTAAAAAAGTATTTAACTTAACTTCTAGTTTGAAGCAAGTAGATAGAGAGGACGACGGTAGCTTATATATTGAAGGTATGGCTAGTACGTCTGATCCTGACAGAATTGGAGATATTGTAAAAGCCGATGCCTGGAAAGAAGATGGGCTTACGGATTACCAGAAAAATCCAATCATTCTTTTTAATCATAACTATGATCGCCCTATCGGTAGAGCTACAGAACTTAGCATTACTAATAGTGGTTTAAGAATGAAAGCAAAAATCAGTAAAGCAGCAGGAGAAATTTGTAACCTCATTGAAGAAGGCGTTTTAAATGCTTTTTCGGTGGGGTTTTTAGTTGAGGATGCTGTATATAATGAAAAAACTGGTGGCTTAACCATTACTAAGGCTAAGCTAATTGAAAATTCAGTGGTCAGCGTACCAATGAACCAAGACGCTATTTTTAGTGTATCTAAATCTTTTGATACTGAAGAAGAATATAGAGATTACGTTAATCAATTTAGAAAATCCGGTCTAGATATGGAAACTACGTGTTCAGATGAACTTAAAGTAACCGACAACACTACACCGGAACCGGCAGCAGTATCTGCCAAAGAGGAGAAAGGAAAGATGGATCCCAATAACTTTGATATTGATGAAGTTGCAGCTAAGGCCGCAGAAAAAGCTGCTGCCAAAATTGCTATGAAACAGGCAGAAGAAAAAGCTGTTGAAGAAAAAGCTCGCGCTCAGAAAGAGCTCGACGAGAAACTGGCTCAGCTGGAAATCGGCAAAACTGGGGCTGAAAAGCTTGCAGAAGAGCTTAAAGCTGAACTTGCAAAGAAAGATGCTGAAATTGCTGAAACTCTTGAAAAGTACAAAGCCGACCTAGAAGAAAAGTCGAAAGAGCTAGAAGATATGCGCGCTAGTAAAGCTATGTTTGTTGACCGTTCTAACGGAATGTCTGTTAAAGAATGGGCAAAGAAAAATGCTGATGATCTAGTTGGTGCTCACATTCTTGCTCTATATGCTAACAAGCGTATTGATGAAACTGACTTCGGTAAGCAGCTTTTTGAGAAAGCTGGTATTAACTATACTGCTGAAGCACCTGATCTTGATCAGGAAATCCAGGATCGTATCCTGAAAGAAGTGATGGTAATGACCAAAGTTGCTGGTCTTTTCCGTGAAGTACCTGTAAATGGTGCCGCTACGATCATGCCTTTCCAGAGCGATACTGGGCTGGCTGAGTGGGCTGCTGATGCTACAGCAGGTAACCTTGAAAACCGTCCTCAAGTGACGGCAAACCAGTACAACGCTAAGCAAGTTGTGATGAATGCTTACCGTCTGGTTAGCTCATCTTTCATCAACAACGACACTGATGAGCAGGTTCTTGTTAACCTGATGCCGATGCTTGTTGAAGGTGTTGCACGTGCCCACGCTCGTACCGTTGAAAGTCAGCTTCTTAACGGTGCAGCTAACCCGTTTGATGGTCTGGATACTTTGGCTGCTGCCAGTGGTAGAGCTACAGCAGTTTCTGCTGCATCACCGGGTACTCTTACGGCTCTTGATCTTCTGAAGATGCGCGGAGAGATGGGTAAATTTGGTCTGAGTGCAGATGATATTGCCTATATCGTTAACCTTCAAGAATACTACAGCCTCGTAGAAGACCCACAGTGGGCTGATGTCAATCTAGTTGGTAGCGATGCTGTTAAACTACGTGGCCAAGTTGGTAGTGTTTACGGCTCTCCGGTTATCGTTTCTGACGAATTCCCGGCTGTGGCTCAAGGTGCTCCGATGGCCTTTGCAGTTAATCGCAATAACTATCTGATTCCGCGTCTGCGCGGTGTTACGGTTGAGCAGGATTATGAAGTAATGAACCAGCGTCGTGTTATCGTCGCTTCACAAGCTCTTGGATTCACTGAAATCCAAGCTGGTGACGGTTCTACGTTCGAACCTGTTGTTAAACACGATTACGCAGCGTAATCGACAATGCTCAGAGGGGGTTAACCCCCTCTGGGTTTTTACGAGCTGACTTATTATGGATCTTATAACGTTAGATGAATATAAAGAACATGAGGGCTTAAAAAGCACTAGTGATGATGTTCGTTTGACTAATATTATAACTTCAGTAAGTCAGTTGGTAAAAACCTATTGTAGCAATGCTTTTCTGGATTATTTCAATACAGATAAAGAAGATATTTTTACTGTTAAATATCCTACTAATGGAGTCCAGCTAAGAGAGGGGCCAATTGTGTCAGTATCTCTAGTGGAAGAAAGACGTACTCCGGTAGAACCATATACTACATTAGTAGAAAATCAAGATTTCTATGTAGATAGGGTTTCTGACCTAATTTACAGGATTGATGGTAGAGGGTTTATAGATTGGCCTACAGGACCTGGAGCTGTAAAAGTAACTTACAGAGCAGGATATGATGTTATTCCTGATGATTTAAAACTCGCTGTTTTTGACTTAGTGACTTATTATAGAAAAGATGAACACAAAGAAAGGCGTCAATTATCTGGGGCCAGTATTAGTAACCAAGGCACTAGCACTATTTGGAGAAATGCAGATTTCCCCGATCATATTAAACGAGTGTTAGACTTGTACAAACAGATTCAGGTATAGTAATGAGTAAAAATAATATAAGAAAAATTATTGCCAAGCCTATACAAGAACAAATACCTAAATACGCAAATAAGAAATTCGGAGCTTTAGTTAGAAGTAGACTAGAATCTACAAAATACGGTGAACAGTGTTTAGTGATTGATTCAGATGCCATCCAGACTTTAGTACAAGCTACCGAAGCCTCTATAGCGACTAAATTAAGTACAAGCAACAGAGAAAAGTTTAAGTCTTATTTAAGAACTGAACTAATTAAAATGAAAAAACCAGTGCCAAGAGCTTTAAGAACTGGTTACTGGGACTCATTTATGCAGTCTTTTAGCCCAAAATTAGTTTGGGATGTAAATTTAATTTATACAGGAAGATCTTTTTCTGTTATAAGAAAGAATATTAAAGAAATAATAACCAATTGGTTAGATAAAAATTATTTAGGAGACCAATTTGATGGTTCTACTTGGAGTAAAAGTATAAATTTAGACCATGGGAAAAAAGACTCCAGTATTACTATGATGGCTATGGGATCTGGCGGTATGTCTGCAGCTAAAAGACGCATTAGAGACCCAAAAACTTTTGATTTATTTGAAAAAACACTAAAAACTAACTTAAACAGTTCAGTAGCTATTAAAATAAAAAATAAAAAGCAAGCTAAAAAGATTAAAGATCGACTGTTAAATATTGTAACTAATTGGGATCAAGTAGTAAACTATAGAGGACAGTTCAAGGCTGGTATAGGTATGGTTATCACTCCAGTTTCTGGAGAGGAAAATTCCGATAGCTCAAAGCTAGAGAAGCTAGAAGTACAAATATTAGAAGAATCTCTGGTAAAAGCGTTTCAATCCCTTAATATAAATGTAACTAATATTCAGGGATCTAGTTCTTTGAATCAAAAAGCTCAAAAAGTTTTATGGGATACTTTAACCGGACAATTAAAAAAGGGTTGGACTAAAAAGACTGATTTAAAGGGTATAAAGTTAAAAACAAATACTAAAATTAGTAATTCTTTGAAAATCTCTTCTGATTTTAAATCGAGAAGGGTTCCAATTTCAAGAACAACTGAAGGAAAAAGAACCAGTAACACGCAAAGAAGTTTATTAGCCCTACAAAACCTATTAAATGCACAACTAAGCAGTGCTGTAGAACAAAATATGGTATCACCCTCGTTGCAGTATAGAACAGGTAGGTTTGCCGATAGTGTAGAAGTCACCAATATTACAACAACAAGATCAGGGTATCCTAGAATTGAATACGACTACCAAAGAGATCCGTATCAAGTTTTTGAGTCATCTGGAGCTTTTCCTTGGAATATTCCCTCAGATAGATGGCCTAGTCTAATAATTGACAAATCAATTCGTGACATTGCAAGGCAGATTATAACTGGAAGATTCTATACCACAAGGAGATAGTAGTGACAGAGCCAAGAATTTATACCACAAGAAGGCAAGGGATACTAGATGCTCTATGTAGAGAATTAAAAAATATAGATGGTAGTGGAGAGTTTCACACTAACTTATTTGGGAATGTGCATCCTACACTAAAGTTTTGGGATGAAATCGAAGAATATCCTGCTGTTCATTTAAACGCTGGTTCCGAACAAAGAGAGTATCAAGGCGGCGGATATAAAGATAGATTTTTACTCGTTACAGTAAGAGTATTTGTAGAACAAGAAGAAGCTTGGAGACAGCTGGATGCAATATTAGAGGATATTGAAACAGTGTTAGAAGAAAACTCCAGGCTGCAATACCAAGATAGGAGAGGGAATCTCTGTCATACACAACAAATTACCATTCTTTCAATTGATACAGATGAAGGAGTTTTAGAACCTCAAGGAGTCGGAGAACTTTCATTAGAGGTTCGATACTAGAAAATACTGGCAAGAACAAAATGTTCACGACCTAGTATTTCAAGGCGCATAGGAGATTATTATGGCATTATGCGACAGTAAACTATATTTCGCTAGAAATGTTAAAGTATACATTGAGATCGAAGGTGAGATTTGGTACATCCCTGTACTAGATGGATTCTCCTTCACTCAAGCAAATAACACTAGTGAAATTGTACTGCAAGAAATGGAAAGTGCTGGGGGAGTTAGTAGACGCGGTATGAGAATGTTTAACGATTCTCTTGCACCCGCCGAGTGGTCCTTCAGTACATACACACGCCCGTTTAAATCAGACGGCACAGGAACTGCAGGATCTGCTGATGGAGATGCTGCTAATGTTCACGCCGTTGAAGAAGTATTATTCGCGCTAGCGGCAGGTCCCGCAAATAGAACCACTGCATGGACTTACGGTGATGGAGCCTCAGCCTACTTCACTAGAGGACTAGATGAGTCTACATTTGATTTCAGTAAATCAGATAAATCTACCCTTGGTACTGCAACAATTTATTTTGAGCTAGAAGAATCTGGTCTAACTTATAAGCTAGAGAAAGCAGTTGTAAATGAAATGACTATCAATTTTGATATTGATGGTATTGCTCAGATCGACTGGTCTGGACTAGCTTCTGAGATTGTAGAGCATACTGGAACAGTTACTCCTACAATTGATGAAGCTGCTACAAGTACAGATA